CAGCGCACGCTGCCCTCCGTCTACACGGCGCAGACGATCACGATCGGCGTTGCCGACGACGCATCGCTCGCGGGCTACATCGCGTTCAAGGCGGCGTCTGACGATCGCACGCTGCGTGCGCTGAAGCTGACGCTGCGCGATGGCTCGATCATCCTCTACACCGGCATCGCGGCGCTGAACGAGACGCCATCCGTGACCAAGGGCAAGGTGATGGAGGTCACGGCGACGTTCTCGCTGCAGGGGCGTCCGGTGCGCTACGCGGCGCCGTAGACATGGCGAAACTGAAACTTGTAGCCAGTCCGACGTTCAAGGCGGCCGCTTCAATCCCGGTAGCGGGCGCCGAGTCGGTTCCCGTCGATTTCATATTCAAGCACCGCACGGTGACGGCGCTGGACGAATTGAACGCGCGAATCGAGGCCAAGGCATGGAAGGTCGACACCGACGATTTCCTGGAATTTGTCGAAGCGTGGGACCTGGAAGAGCCATTCACCAGGGAAAACGCGGAACTCTTCTTGCAAATCTACGGCGGTGCCGGTCTCGCGACGCTGGTCGCGTACACCAGAGAACTGAAGACGGCTCGCCTGGGAAACTGATTGCCGCGGCTCAGGCGCTCTACACGGCGCCGCCCACCGCGGCGGAAGCGGCAAGCCTTTGTTTGACAGTCGAGGAAGCGAGTGGCCCGCCGTGTGAAGTGTGGCCGGACAATTGGCGGGCGGTCTTGGTATTCGACGCCATGGGCACGCAATGGCGGCCCGGCGCCGCCGGCTTGATCGGTCTTGACTACAACGCACTGCCAGTCGTCATGCGCATGGCTGGCGTGCCGCTGGCTGAGCGCGCGGACGTGTTTGAATCGATCCGCACGCTTGAAGACGCTGCACTTGAAACCATGAGGCAAAAATGACCGATGTCGTAGGCCGTGGCACCATCGAGCTCGTCGTCGATGCCCGCAAAGTCAAGGCCGGGATCGATGATGCAAAAAAGAGTATTCGCACGCTCGGCGAGGGCCAGAAGGATATCTCTGCCGGCGCGTCGCAGTCGATCGACCGCTACATCGGCAAGCTGCAGCAGCAGAATGCCACGCTCGGCATGTCCACACGCGAGACCGAGATCTACAAGCTCGCCCTGCGCGGCGCCTCAAACGAGCAGATCAACGCCGCCAATGCGACTCTGAGACTTGCGGAGAACCATCGGGCCACTGCCGGCGTCGTCCAGGCGCTTAACGCCGGGCTGATTGCCGCCGCGACCGCGGGCCTTGCAGCGGCGGGCGGCTTCGCGGCAATGATCATGCATTCGATCAACGCCGCCGATCATCTCAACGACCTGAACAAAACCACCGGCATCAGCGTCGAGAATCTTGCAGGTCTCGCGCTGGCCGCCGAACAGTCCGGCGGCGACTTAGATGGCATCGCTGCATCGATCAGCAAGCTCTCGGTCAACATCGGCAAGGATGGCGAGAAATTCAAGGCACTCGGCATCACGGCCAAGGACCCGCTCGAAGCGTTCAAGCAGCTCGCCGACATTTTCGTTGCGATCGACGACCCGCAAATGCGCGCCGCCCTGGGCGCGGCTGCGCTCGGCAAGTCGTGGGCGAGCGCGGCCCCGTTGCTGTCTGAAGGCGGGAAACGCATTGGCGAAATGGTCACGAAGGGCGGTGAGCTCTCCAAGATTACCGAGGAAGTAACAGGCGGCGCGGACAGGTTCAAGGACGCGCTCGCGGAACTGAAAGCGACGGCTGCCGGATTCGGCACGAAACTGGCTGCCGATATGGTGGGTCCGCTCACCGAAGTCACCAAGGCCATCCAGGAGGCCTACGCGGAATCCGGCAAGCTCGCCGGTCTGTGGCGCGGCATGGGCGCGCTAGGCGCATTCCTCTTCACGGATGAATTCGCCAGCGCAAGGGTAAAGCTCAAGACGCTCGGTGAGGAGCTTCAGTCTCTCGAGCAGAATCAGGCCGGTCTTGCAAAGAACGCGCCTGGTGGCGGAGTCATTGCGAACTACCTATGGGGCAACAAGGGCGATCTCGAGGCCCAGATAGCCATCAAGAAGGCGCAAATTGCCGATCTGCTGAAAAGCACGCAACCGAAACCGGCGGCGCCGAAGCCTACGACTGATCCCAAGCTCGCCGCAGGGGTTGCCGCTTTCATCAACGCGGACAAGACCGGAGCAGCCGGCGCCGACACCGCGAAGCAGGAGCTGCGCGCCTACACCAACGAACTCCAAAAACTCGAAATGGAACTCGGGCGCGTGAACGAAATGACGGTCGTGCAGCGCGTGGCCTACGAGACCACCGCTGGATCGCTTGCGGCGTTGACAGGGCCGCACAAAGCCTACCTGCTCACGATCGCCGCCGAGGTGGACAAGCGAAAGGAAGTCCTCGCGGTGAATAAAGAGGATGTCGCCGCCTATGAGGCGATGTTCAAGGTGCGCGAGCAGCTCGGGACGATCCAGGCCGCGGCGAATGACGCCACACGGGATTACCTGGCTGACCTCAAGTTCGAAGCGAGCTTGATCGGCAAAACCGCCGACGAGCAGGCGCGGATGAACGAAGAGCGCAAGATCGAGCTTGACTTGCGCACGAGGCTGAAGGCGGTTGATTACCTGGTTGGCGCGAGCCCGGCCGATCGCGACGCGGCACGCGCAGCGCTCGAACGCTCCGCGGCGCAGAAACGGGAGGCGATCCCGGGCAAGCTGCGCACCGACGCAGCCGGCCAGAACATCGCTGACGTGGACAAGATCCGCGAATCGCTGATGAGCCAGGCGCAGATCGAGGAAAAAGCCTACCTCGACCGAATGATTGCGCTCGTGACGTTCCGCGACGCCAAAATCGAAAACGAGCAATCGGCGAACGAGACGATCGAGCAGCTGGCCACGCAGCACGCCGACAAGATGCTGGCGATCAAACAGTCGCAAGAGCAACAGATACTCTCAGTCATGTCCGGCTCGGCGGACCAGTTGTACGGTTTAATGAAACAAGCTGGGCTCGATCAGACAGCGATTGGTCGGGTAGCGTTCATAGCGAGCAAGGCGCTGGCGGTGGCGCAAATCCTGATGAGCACCGAAGTGGCTGCAATCACCGCGTTATTGCCGCCGCCGCTTGGCCTGGGCCCCGTGGCCGGGATGCCGTTTGGTGCAATGATCCGTGGCATGGGCTATACAAGTGCCGGCTTGGCTGCGGGATTGGCCATTGCCGAAGTCGCCGGCGGGAAGGCCTCGGGCGGATTCGTCGATGCCGGCAAGGCATACAGGGTCAACGAGCGCGGCCCGGAGCTGCTCACCACTGGCGGCAAGGACTACCTGATGATGGGCGGGGCGGGCGGTTCCGTCACGCCAAACGACAAGCTCGGCTCGGGCGCGATCAACATCATCAATGCGACCACCGGACGCATTGACCGCGCGAGCTGGGTGCCGATGCCAAGTGGAGAGCGTGCGCTGTTGCTCGAGGAAGCGGCCAACACTGTCGCGGCGCAGATGGCCGATCCGAATTCGAAAGTATCGCGCTCGCTCGGCCGGAATTACGCAACACAGCGGAGCCGCTAAATGCCGGCCATGCCAGCCGGCCTGAAACCCGTCGTCGAAGGCTATCAATTCGACGATCCGGGCGGCGTCCTCCGCACCGAAGTCGCCGGCGGCGCGTCCCGCTACGCCCTGGACTGGGACCGCGGCACGCAGCGCTTCAGCGTCACCCTGATCCTGGATGCGCTCAAGTTCTCGGTCTGGACCGCGTTTTACTTCCACGTGATCAAGAAGGGTGCCGCCGCCTTCGACATGCAGCTCGATAGCGGCTTTGGCGCGTCGATCCATTCCGTACACATGGTGCCGGGATCGTATTCTGCGAAGCGCGCGGGCGGCATCCTGTGGTCCGTCACGTTCGTAGTCGAGGCCGAAACGCAGGCCTACGACCTGTCGGACGGCGATGCCACCGACCTCGCCAGCCTCTTCAATACCTACGGCATCAAGCCGGTGGTGGCCGGCTACGGCATGGGCGAACCCGGCGGCACGGCACGCGATGAGGTGGCAGGCGGCCGCGCGGGCTACGCGCTCGAGTGGTCCCGCGGCGTGCAGCGTTACTCGGTGACGCTGATCCTCACCGCGGCGCAGTTCGCCGCGTGGTCCGTCTACTACGCCCGCATCATCAAAAAAGGCAGCATTGCCTTCGACATGCCACTCGATTCTGGCTTCGGCGTGTCCCCGCACCAGGTCAACATCCTCCCCGGCAGCTACTCGGCCGCGCGCGCGGGCGGCATCAACTGGGCCGTGACCTTTGCCGTCGAGGCCGAGAGCCAGGCCTATTCGATGTCCGACGCGGACGCGGCAGCCATGATCGATCTCTACAATGCGATCGGCGTGTCCTCCGATGCGCTCCTTGCGCGCATCGCGCAGTTCGCGCTCACCGATACGCTGGTGCTGGCGGGTCTATGAGTCTCGACCTCGAGGCGCGGCTGCGCGTGTTCCTCGCGAGCGCGCCGGCGACCTATCACCCGATCGCGACGCTCGAAATCAGTCATAGCGCCATCGCGACATGGGACCTGTGGCGCGAGCCCTACGCCGGCAGCACGTTCGTCTCCGGCGTGGAGCGCGTCATGACGCCGGCCAATATCGAAATCAAGCTCGCCGGGTCGCCTGGCCACCTGGATCAGAAATTCGACATCCGGCTCGGCCTCGTCGATGCGATGGACCTCTTTCGCGGGGAGCTCGACCTGATCCCGATCGACACCGCCGAGAAAATCAGGATCATCTATCGCGAATTTCTCTCCGATGATCTGACCGACCCGCAGGCAACGGCGGTGCTGCAGGCGGAGAGCGTTTCGTTCGCCAAGGGTGCGGCGAGCATCTCCGCGGTGACGCCGCGGCTCAATATTTCGAGGACCGGCGAGCTCTACGCACCGAAAGAGATTCCCATGCTTCGCGGATTCCTGTGATGGACGTGAACACCTATCTCGCCAAGACGTACGGCGCGCAACCCTGCTGGGAGCTTGTCGCCGACGTGTATGCGACGGAGTTGGACGCAATCCCCGTCGACTACAAGACCGTCAACCGCTCCATCCGCGAAATGGCGAGCGCGTTCCGGCTTGCCATCCACAAATCGGCGCACGGCTTCGCGCAAGCGGCCGAGCCTGAGGACATGTGCATCGTGCTCCTTGGCAAGACGGAAAAAATCGGCATCACGCATTGCGGCATCTACTACGAAGGGCGCGTGCTCCATGCGATGACGGGCACGACGCTGTACGAAGAACTCTCGGCGATCCGGGACCGCTTCGCGCTCGTCGAGTTCTGGGCCAAAGCATGACCCGCATCGTCCTATACGAACACCCGTTCGCGCCGGCCGCGCCGCAGCGCTTCGAGCGCGCGAGCCTCGCCCAGTGGTTGCTCGATCACTACGGTGATGCGCCGAGCGTCCGGGTGCAGATTTTCAAGGGCGAGCCTTCCGCCGAGACCGAGATCAGCGCCGATGCCGAGGCGATCCTGGCCGGCGACGCGGGCGAATACACCGTGCTGCAGTCGCCTGCGGGTGTCGACCCGGTGACGCTCATGTATGCCATGTACGCGATCATGGCGGTGGCCGCTGTGGCCGCGTACCTGCTCATGCCAAAGCCGGTCCTGCCGGGATCGGTAGGCAACCGGCCCCAGGCGAGCCCGAACAATCAGCTCGGCAACCGCGAGAACAAGGTGCGCCTTCTTGAGCGCGTAGAGGACATCTACGGCACGGTGAAGAGCATCCCGAGCCTACTGATGCCGACCTACAACAAATACATCCTCAGCCTCAAATACGAGTACGGTTACTACTGCGTCGGGCGCGGCTATTACGACATCGCCGAAGTGCGCGACGGCGACACGCTGATCGCCGACATTACCGGCGCGGCTGCGTCCGTGTACGACCCGTTCACCTCCCCCAACTCGGGCGACACGCCGGTGCTGCAGATCGGCGACGCCATCATCGATCCGGTCTTGAACGTCGCGCGCTCGATCTCGGTCGATGGCGTCACCCTGAAAGCGCCCAACCAGTCGAATCTGTACGCCGGGGCGCAGCCCTACACGTTCACCTCCGACAAGACCATCACGCAAAGCGCGTTGAACCCCAATTTCAGTTCAGCCGCCGGAGTAGGTGATACGCTCACCATCGCGATGTCGCCGACCGCTATCGACTCCATTGCCGGCAGCATCACCGCCACCATCGCGGCCAAGTCCTTTGCCGACGACGCAAGCGCAGGCCTCTTCGACGCCGTCCTACCCGGGGACAGCGTGACCATTACCGGCATGCCGACCACCGATGGCGTCTGGACCGTCGCCACGAAACCTACGGACGATCTGATCGTGGTCACCGGTACGCCGGCGGCAAACGAAACCGGCGCTGCGGCCACCTGCACCGTGACCCGCGATTTCTCTGGCGCCTACACGCTCGCCGCCGTGTCGGACGGCGCAGCGACCGTGACCGCCGCCACATGGCCGCCGCGCGTGACGGTCGCCTGCGCGGCGTCGCTGAATAAGCCCGAATTCACGGACTGGATCACGCTGCCTGAGCCTGATCGTACCGAGATCTGGTGCAATGTCGTCGCACCCAATGGCATCTACAAGAGCAAGGGCGGGGTGTTTGCGACCTCGGTCGGATTCGAGATGGAAATCGAGCAGCTCGATGCAGACCTCGCGCCGCTCGGCGTGGTCGAAACGGTTACTGGATCATTGAGCGGCGCCTCGGCGGACCAGTCCGCCGACACGATCGAGCACGCGACCGCATGGGTCGGGCCGGCGCGCATCCGCATGCGTCGCACGACGAACTTCGACTACCAGATCGCCGCCGATGGCGGGGCCGCCGTCGATGAAATCAAATGGGCGGATCTCTACAGCGTGACGCCGGTCGACAAGGCGGAATTCGGCAACAAGACCACCATCCACACGATCACCCAGGCGACGGCGCGCGCCACGGCCGTCAAGACGCGGCAGCTGAACTGCATCGCCTCGCGTCTCCTGCCGACCTACAATGGCTCGGCTTTCTCCGGCGCGTTCGATTCGACCGGGCTGCTGGTGAGCGGCACGCTCTCCGCGACTTCGAAACTCGTGGACATCATCGCCGCGGTGAGCGTTGATCCGAAGATCGGCGCGCGCGACCTCGCAACGGAAGTTGACATGGCGCAGATCTGGGCTGTGCAGGGGCTCCTCGATGCGTGGAACGCGGAGTGCGGGCAGTTCAACTATACATTCGACTCCGACAGCATCTCGTTCGAGGAAACGGTTGTCACCATCGCGAACGCCGGCTTTTGCATCGCCTACCGGCAGAACGGCAAGATCCGTCTCGCCTTCGACCGGGTGCAGGCGGCCAGCACGGCGCTTTTCACGCACCGGAACAAGAAGCCGCGCGCTGAAACGATCACACGCAAATTCGCGTCGGACGCAGAGTACGACGGCGTCGAGTTCGTCTACGTCGATCCAGACAGCAACCAGTCAGAGACGATCACGCTGCCGCTCGATGCGTCCTACACGAAGCTGAAAAAATTCGAGATCGCCGGTATCCGCAACTTTACGCAGGCCTGGCTGCGCGCGAACCGTGAGTATCAGAAGCTCATCGGCCAGCGGATCACCATCGAGACCGCGACGACGCTCGATGCAAGGACGCTCCTGCCGAACAGTCGCGTGGACATCGTCGACAACACGCGCTTCCAGAGCTACGACGGCGAGGTCGTCGGGCAATCCGGCCTGACGCTGACGCTCTCCCAGGACGTGGCATTCATTCCCGCCACGGCGCACAGCATCGTGCTGATGAAGCGCGACGGCAGCCTGCAGAGCCTCGCCGCCACCGCCGGGCCATCCGCCAATCAGGTGGTGCTCGCTGGCGCACCGGCCGAGGCGATCGTGACGACCGGCGGCGCGGACGGCATCCGCACCATCTACAGCTTCGCCGCCGACAGCGCGCGCGGGGCGATGGCGTACATCGTCCAGGAGCTCGACATCACGGACGGCCAGTACGTCACGCTGCGGGCGATCAACTATTCGGACAGCTATTACACCGCGGACCACGCGAGCATTCCGGCCAAAGACACGATCATCAACTAGGAAAATCATGCCAGCCATCACCATCACCGACCTCGAAAACGCGAAGCTCGACGTCGATCACATTGCCGAGGTTGCGACCTCGACTGGAGCGACATCGACTGACCGCTTGGGGCACGTCAAGCAAACCATGTCCGGCATCGTGGCTGACTTGAATGCGGTCGCGGTGGTCACGGAAACAGGGGAGAACCGGGTGGCGGCGGAGGCTGCCAAGACCGCAGCCGAAGCGGCGCGGGACGCGGCACTGGCTACCGGCAAAGTTTACGCCACGACAGCCGCTGGACTTGCTGCAGTCGCAAGCGGCGAGTATTTCAACGTGCCAGCCGCAGACGACTATACGGCATTCAGCTTGTACAAGGACGATGCCGGCACCGCTGTCCATGTGACCGATTACCCCAGTCTGTCAAAGCTGGAATCGGTCGCACGGGCAAACCTGCTGATGAGCCTGCCAAGAGATCCGGTTGGGGTCTGGATTGCCGACAGCACGGCGCAAAGCGGCAAGGTGATCAAGAATCAGGTTGCGACGATAGCGCCATCCAAAAGCGTGCTGCCATTGCCCCGGCGACGGTTCGGCTATTCGACGCTGTTTGGCGGTAGTAACGTTACGGTCACGGACGCCTCGCAGTCCTTCACCGATGGCACCAATGATGCCTCTCGCATTGTCGGCACCGGAACCTGCTATTTTCAGCCGCTTGGAACACAGGTTGCGCCGGGCGCATACACCTTTGGATGGTGGGGCCAGGTCAATGGTGGTGGGGCTGATCAAACCGTCTATACCGATAACATTTATGGCGCGTCGGTGAAAACGCCGCATGTGCACACCGCCACATGGCAGCGCTTTGCGTACACCTTCACCCATACCGGAGCGGATGTCTATATCCGTCCGTTCCAGTCGGCGGTCGGTTTCGACATCAACATTATCGATCTGGAATTGTTCCCTGGTTCGGCCGATCTTGGCGGGGTCGCGCTTGCAGGGCACATGCGCTTGGGCAAAGGCGGGACGACAGGGCCGACTGCGTCGAGCGGCAAGGTGGGACTCAACGCCGCCAATATGTTCGGCCTTGCGCAATTCCCGACCAGCATTGTTTTGAACAAGTTCACGCTGGTTTCGATTTCCAGAAAAACCGCCGCTTCTCCGCATGACGCGATTATATGCAGCCTGGATGCCCTTTCGACATTCCACGCAAGGACTGCACCAAACTTGGCGTTTACGTTGGGTGGATCGAGTCTGGACCTGAAGCAGCGGGTTTCAAGCGGTGGCGCAGTGGTCGCCGGCGGATGGAAGACGGTCTCCCAGGTATTTGACGGAACGATCGCCAGCGTGTTCTGGAACGGCGCGCGCATGATTTACACCACGCCTCTTGCGCCGAGTGCCGTGTCCATGAAGGATTTTGCTTTCGGTATATTGGAAAGTGTTACCAACGGCGCAAGCGGCAGCGAATTTGCGGCATGGGCGCTGTACGACAGGGCGCTAACCGACGCCGAATTGCGGCAGGCAGAAACGGCGTTGGAAGCACGCGTGCTGGGTGCATCCAACATCGCCATTGCAACGAATGATGCGTTCCTGATTGCAGAGGGTGACAGCAATACAACGTATTCGGTGACAGGCGGCGTGTTGTCGCACGTAAACCATTACAGCGATGTGCGAACCAGAAAATATGTGGTGTCGAATTGGGCGGTCACGGGGGCGCTCATTAAGCACTCCGACTTCAATGAAAATAATTCACTTGAGGATCGCGCAGCCAATATCGACAAGGCTCTGGCAAATCGACGCAAGGGGCAGCAATTTGTCCTTACCGTTATGTGCGGCACGAATCACGCCCTGCTCCTGAACGATCAAGCGATACGCGATGCATTTACGGCGTACTGCACCGCGCGGAAGGCCGCGGGGTGGAAAGTAATAGTCGGGACTCTGTTGCCAAGCAATTATGTCGGATTCGCTTCGGTACGCGACGCCTTCAATACATGGCTACGCGCCAATTGGCCCGCGTTCGCGGATGGCATCTATGACTTCGCAGCAGACGCAACCATCGGGCCCAATGCGGTGGTGGAGAGCGACAGCGCGTACTATCTGAACGAAAGCGGAAATCGCTACCACTTGAGCAATACCGGGCAACAGATTGCGGCCGGTATATATGGGCCCGTTGTCAATGCGCTGACCTAGAGGTCATCATGTCCAACCGCAAGGTCCGGCCATGAAATGCGCGCCCTCACCGATGAGCGCCGGCATCGGCATCGATGCGCACGGAGCATGGCTACGTGAGTGACCCGACGCTAGAGGTTCTGATGGAGTTGGGCGAGCTCAAGGGCGAATTCAACGGGATTCACCGGCGCCTGGACGTGCAGGACACCACAGCCAGCCGGGCGCAGGAAAGAATGCACACCGAACTGATCGAGCACGAAGCGCGCGAGAACGCCACGCTCGCCTTGATGCGCTCTGACATGTCCGATACCAAAGCGCAGCTGGAGACGGTGAAGCGCCTGTGCTGGATGGGTCTTGCCGGAACGCTCCTGATCGGCGGCGCGCTCGCCTTCACGCGCATCACGATTGCGCTGCCCTAGTGCGCTATCTGTTCAATGCGATGAAGGGCGCGTGGTGGCCGTTCGTCTACGCGGCGCTGGTGGCGTGCGTCGTTTTCATTGTGCTGATGCTGGTGAACTGCGATTGCCCCGTGTTGGATGAATGGCATTGGTGAAATTTCGCATATTCCGCCACGGGACTAAGTGGCATTGGCAGCTATTGAACACAGAGCCGGCGCTGATGAATGGCGACAGGGTGATCGCCTGTGCGCTGCGCGGCTACGCCAGTCAGAAAGAATGCGAGGCAGCGGTTGACTTTTTGCGCAACGCAAACATGAGCAAAACCAAAGTGGAGATACTGTCATGACTCTTGTTATCGGACTGGCTCTTGCGGTGGCGATCATCGGCGTGCTCATGTACGTGCTGTGCGCGAACGGCAAGCTGATCGAAATAGGCCGCATCATGTTCGCGTTCGGCCTGCTCGCGTTCCTCCTGCAGTCGCCCAACCTATTGCGATGACAATGGAGCTTCCAGACAGGCGAAGCAACGACACGCCCATCTTCGACCCGGCGCGCATTTTGGCGACCATATACACGCTGGGCTATTTCTTCATCGTCTACTTGATGATGACAAAGGGCATCCCGGTGGAGAACAAGGACACCGTGAATCAGTTGATCGGCGCGCTGACGATCATCCAGACGGCCATCGTCCAGTATTACTTCGGCGGCTCGAAGTCGGCAGAAAAGGCGCAGACGCAGATCGCCGACAGCAAGGCAAAGTCCGACATCGTGATCGGGGAAATCGCCAAGGCTGCGCCGGTTCCCGCGGTCATTCCAGCGCCAGCGCCGACAGAGACAAAGGCGGGATCGTGATCCGCTACCGCAACGGCTACGCCTATCAGCTCGTCGAGTCGTGCCAGATGCTGGTCAATATCCACCCGCCCGAGGACATCGTTACCGAGTGGGTGCTGCTGAATGGCGAAGGATTCTTGAGCATCCTGCGCGGCTACGCCTGGGACGGCCCGAGCGGCCCGATGCCCGACACCAGCGACTCGATGCGCGGCAGCCTCGCGCACGATGCCCTCTATCAGCTCATGCGCGAGGGGCGGCTCGATGCGCGCTACCGGGACGTCGCCGACAAGCTCTTGCGCGAGATCTGCATCGAGGACGGCATGGGCCACCCGATGGCGGAGCTCGTGTACCAGGCCGTGCATATCTTCGGGGACCCGTACGCGGACCCGGCCAGCGAGAAGCCCGTGATCGAGGCGCCGTGAACTTCGACACCGCATTCGACCGCCTGATGGGCAACGAAGGCGGCTACACCGATGGCAAGGGCGACCCGGGCGGCGAGACCAATTGGGGGATCAGCAAGCGCTCGTACCCAAATATCGATATCAAGGGTCTGACGCGCGACGGCGCCAAGGGGATCTACCTCAAGGATTTCTGGCTTCGCATCAATGCTGACCGGCTTTGCGCAACCGCCCGTGGCGGGGTCGCCTTCCAGATCTTCGACTTCGCGGTCAACAGCGGGATCGAGACCGCGGTGCGCTATCTGCAGCGCGCGCTCGGCGTGGCCGACGATGGCCACTGGGGCCCGGTGAGCCAGGCCGCGGCCGATGCGGCGAGCGAAACGGACATGATCCTGCTCCTCAATGCCGAGCGCCTGGATTTCATGACCCGCCTGAGCAACTGGCCGGCGGCCGGGAAGGGCTGGGCGCGGCGGATTGCAAAGAACCTGCAATATGGCGCCGTGGATTCGTAGGAAGGCGGCTAGGGCGCGGTTGGCGAGGTGAGTGCGGCTGGTAGGGTAGGGCGGGGAGATCCGCGCTTATGCGCGCGTTTGCACAAGCGGCAAGCGCTCGGCTATAATGCGCCCGCCGAGCGGTAAGATCGAAACTGACCTCTAGCACTGGCGCGGCTCTTCGGGCGGTGGAAAAGTGGCATGATCTTACCGGGACAGCGCAGATTGTGTTGTGGAATCAATGCGGAGTTGGCCGAAACCTGTCTTGCATGGCATGCAAGAGGTCAGCGGTTCGATCCCGCTTACCTCCACCAACTAATCAAAGGCTTAGCGGCACCGAATTTGGCCGCAGTAAGATCATCTTAGCGGTTTCGCTAAGATTCAGCCGAAAAATGAGCGCTTGCAATCCGTGCAAGCGCTCACCCAGTCCCTCATTTCACCACCTTCAGCCGCGGCAATATCAGGTTGACTTCGCTCGTCGGCGTATCTTGGTCGGACACGTATCCGCGCGTCGTCGCCTGGTCTGTATGCACCAGGCCGACCTGCAGCTGGTCCATGGTGTAGCCGGCCCGCTTCGCAGCCGAGGCGGCCAGGTGGCGGATGTCCTTGATCGTCACGCCCGCCACGCCGACCCGGACGCAGGCCCGGTTGAAGGCGCTGCGCATACCGCTCGCGGTGTAAGCCTGGCCCTTGGCGGTATGGATCAGGTGCAGACTGCCCATGCGGGCGACTTCCTTGATCCTGGCCAGCACCTCGGCGATTTCAGGCGTTATCTGGATATACACGCTGCCGCCGCTCGATCGTTCGGTCTTCGTCGGCGTCACCAGAATTCGGCCGTTCAACTCATCAACCTCGTTGCGCCGTAGCAGGCGCACGTCGGTCGTTCGCTGGTACATCAAATAGGTCAGGTCGAGATAGGCCTGCACCATCTTCCCGCTCGGCACGTCCCGGCCTCTGGCGTCGGTCGTGACTGCTTCGCGCACCTTGGCAAACTGTTCCGCCGTTATATAGTCCTTGCGCTTGGGCGCCGCCTCGAGTTCGATGAGGTTGGCCGTCGCCGGGTTGGTCTCGCGCAGGTTCTTCTTGCACGTCCACTTGAAGAATTTCGACAGGTGGCCGCGATAGGCAATCGCGGAACGTCGGCCTTCCCAATGGTCGAGGAATACGCCGATATCCACCGGCCGCACGTCGACGAGATTGAAGTCGGCAAAACCGCGCTCGATTACGCCGTACACCGATTCGAGCGCCTTATTGCCATTCAGCCAGATCGCGAGACGTGCCGGATCTCTTGGCTCTTTCAACTTGCGTCGGTCCTGCATGTACTTGCGCCACTTCTGGAAATAGACCGGGAAGTCGCCGGCGCCGGCCGCGGGCTTCACTCTGTTAAGCAGATCGTCCTTGGCAACGCGCGCCTTCGTCTCGCCATCGGTCACCGGGCAGAGTTTGTGCCAGCGCTTGACCTCGCCCGTCTTCGGGTCGGCTATCGGCTCGGGCGCCATATACTGAAAGAATCCGAAGCGCACGTAAATACGCGACCCGAAGAGCGTCGGGCGGGTGTGCCGTTTATCAGCCATGCTTGCGCTCCTTGATCGCTTTTCGGATACCTGCGGACAAATTGCCGTCGCCCAGTTTCGTGGCGCGCTCGACGCTCTCCTCGTCCAACGTGACGAGTACGCGGCGCATCTTGACGCCGAAGAGTGGTGGGGCGCCGAGTTTGATTTTCGGTTTCGGTGTTTTCATGCTTTCAATATATACCGAATCCGGCCTTATGTATATACCTAAGTTTCGCCAGCCGGCCGCTTGGTCTTTGGCCCTGGCAGATGCACAGACGGCCGCCGCTCGGGCGCCGGCTCGAACGGCGCCGGGCCTACGCCGAGCCGCTTCGCGAGCAGGGCCTCATACGTGGACAGAGAGAGGATCGGTCCGTCGCGATCAAACGGCACCTCGGCACCCAGGTGGTCGCGAAACCACGCCGCCTGATAGCGCGGGATCTTGAAGTGCGTGATCTTGAAAAGATCGTCACGGCTTAGGCGCATGATCGTCCCCGTCCTTCCCTTCCTCCGCCGACCGCAACAACGCCGACCGCGATATCTCAAGCATGCGTTGCAAGGCGCGGCGCAGGGCGACGACTTCGAGGCCGAGTTCCACGATCGTCTGCTGCTGCTCGCGGTGGCTCGCTTCGGTCGGCTCATTCATTTCAATCTTCCTCCAACACCGTCTTCAATCTCTCGCCAAGCGCGACGAGCGACTTGATCCGCTCCGGCCGCTTGCCGACCGCCCGGGCGATCGCATTCGTTGTCCAGCCCGCCTCGCGCAGCCGCGCGCACCGGATCGCGAGCGCCTGGCCGCGCAACCTTGCCGGGGAGGCGCGCATCGCGGCCTTCATATCACCAGCCATGTCGCCACGATGACGCCGATCACCAGGGCGCAGACGATCAGCCAGGCGTGGACGCTGGCGGCGATGCTGGCGTAGCGGGTCATGCTCGCACCCTCCGCGTCGGCTGCCATTCGAACTTCGGGCCTTCCAGGTGCGCAATAGCGACATTCTTCTCGTCGGCGATGCGCATGCTTACCCGGCCTTCGGCGCAGGGCAGGAGACGCGCGGCATGGTACTCGACCTGGCCTTGGTCGGCGCCCGCAAAATGCAGCACGTCGCGCCAGCTGCCGGCGAGGTTGACCTGGAGCTTCACGCCGGCAACTCCCCGCTCGGCAACAGATCGCTCCCGTCGGCGCGCTTGTATCCATGCTGTCGCAACCATAGCGCCGAAAAATTTCTGAGGTCGTCCTCAAGCTGGACGCATTCATACCTGGCCTTATGGAGCGCCACCAGCAACACCTCCTCGTTATCGCTTCCGGTCGCTTTTTTAGCATAGTCAAGGTCCAGGTCAGCTAGGGCACGATTCCGTCTTGCGAGAAGCTCTTCAAGTTCTTTGGGCACGCTCATTTGTCCGCCTTCGCCTTCGCCTTGCGCACGCGCGGCTTCCTCGGCGGCGTGTTTATCGCCTGAAAGAGTTTCGCGAGATCGACCTGGTCGACGACCTGGCGATACCGCTCGATTTCCTCCGTTTCCTGACCTTCGACGACGCCGGGGATCAGTTCGGTGACGACGATGCGAAAGCTCATGGCGCGGCCTCCTCGTCGAGGTCGAACATATCGCGATGTTCCAGCGCAGGCGCGGCCGGTACCGGGTTGTACGCGATCGGCGGCTTGACGCGAATCCGGGCAGCAACATGGCGTGCCGCCTCCTCGGTGCACGGACTCATGGCGTAGATCGCGCCCTGGCCAAAATAGCGCGTGTAGGCAGGCGTTGCGGGTTGTCCGTGGTCCCAAGTGTGTACTTCGCTCGCTGGAATGGCCGGCTGATCAGGCACGTCGACACGCAGGAATGAACAGCCGCCGATGCTCGCCTCGGTCACGCGGCCGGCGATCTGCTGATGACCGAAGAGTTCGACCACCGCCCAACTGTCAAATTTTTCTTGATCGCTCACAGGATCAGCCTCAGCGGGATCGCGGCGACGGCCGCGCTCGGCGTCTTGCACTGGAGCAGCTCGGCATCGAACTGCTCGGTGTTCTCGCCTTCGGCCACGGCGATGCGCGTGATGTAGGCGTGCACCTTGATGCCGCTCTCGGTGCGGCCCTCCCAGATCCGCGCCATGCAGCTGCCGCCGCCGGCGACGCCGAGCTCGACGATCTTGGTGGTTGACTGCAGAGCAAGTTTCATTTTCCCTCCCAGTTAATATTCGGTGACCGTCTCATTCCGGCCTGTCACATTCACGTATCGGCTCAGTGGTTGGAATGCACTAGCCCTGGTCCGCGGGGGCCTATCCGGAGCCACCCGGCCCGCGCCTATGTCCTATTTCTTCCCCTTGATCTCATCCAGTCGCCGCTTGTACTGCTTCGTGAAACGCTCGTCCGCCTTGACCTCGGCGCTCAGTTCGGCATCGGCCCACAAGGCCATCAGCTCGGGATCGTTGTACTTGGCCAAGCCGGCGATCGCGTCGCTCACCGTTGTGGCCGCAGCGGGCGCAGGCTGAGGGTGCTGTACCCCATTCGGTTCCCCGCTAGGCGGTTGTGCTGGAACCTGCGCTGCTGCGACGTTCTTATCCTTGCCAGCAGCCGCTGCAGCTTTGAGCGCGGCCGCGCCGGTCTTCGGCTTGCCATCGTCCTCGACGCCGGTCGCGGGCGCCGCTTCGAACCAGTCGCCGATGGTGCTCATGCCGTCCTTCAGCGAGTTGAAAATCTTGCGCAGCTGCACGACCGACGCCGGCGAAATGGACTCGATGTGGCGCTGAATGCGCTTCTCGACCATCTCCTTCGTCACGCCGTAGTCGGCGAACTTCGCGAGCATTTCCTTGATCAGATCCGGGGTCACATCCACCTTGGCTGTGAGCGTCTTCTCGCACTGGTCGACCGCGGCGTCGATCACGTCGCCCGGGATCACGCCGAGGATGCACGCACGAAGCCGGCGCGCGCCGTTGTTCGCCACGAGCTCGTAGATGTCGCGCGGATCCTCCAGGCGAACCGGACCGCCTTTCTCGGCCTTGCGAAAGCGCGTATGCGGCACCTTGAACACCTTCACCTGGCGCGCGTTCGTCTCGGTGTCCCAGCAATAGGCCATGACCTCGGAGGCGCCGCCTTCCTGCGCGAGCTCCTTGATGCCGAAATCGATGTTGCCCCAATTCTGCGCGAGCATTTCGGCAAGCCGGATCGAAGGCCCGGTGATATCGGTGCCGCCGCGGTTGTAGGAGTAGAGTGCCTGCTCGGCAAGGCTCGGCCTGGTGCAGGCCTGCAGGATGCGGTCGGTCGCCTCCATCTGGTTGCGCGGGAACTTTTTCGCGACCAGCATCATCGCCTGCATTTCCGATACCGAGCGGTGGATCTCGCTCGCCGCGGCGACGCCCGGGCGCTCCGCGATCTTGCTGCTGCCAAACGGATTGTCTACGACTGCGCTCATGCTGTGACCTCCTGGTTACTTGCTCTTCGGTATCCGCAGGGTGCGGAAAAAATATTCGCGTTGGTACGCCTTGATGATTTCCGGCTTCTCGTCCTTAAGCCGCTTCTGATCGAGCGACGCGCCGCGCTGCCGGTTCCACGTCGCGTACTTCACGCCATCGAGGAGCAGGATCGCGTTGTCGGGCGGTAGATCCTTCGGCTCAGCTGCGGCTGGCAGACCCCAGGCCTTACGCACGAAGTTGAACACCTCGAAGCCGATCGTCTCCTCGGCGAACTCCATGCTCTTGTACTGCGCGCGAATCGACGCGAGCTGATCGACCTTCGCCTTGATCTCCTCGGTGATCTCGACCGGCTTGCCGTTCATCTTCAGCGTGAGTTTCATGACGTCGGCCAGGCTGACGGGTTCTGGCGGGATCAGCTTTTCGACATTTAGGCGCCAGAAATTGACGCAGCGCGTGCGCATCTCGAGGATCGTCGCGTCGTCGCGCTCGACCCGGTAGAAGATCATGTTGTCCAGGCCGACCAGGGCAGCGACGATGCAGGTGCGCCGGCCGGTGAGCCCGAGGCCGTGCATGACCTGGCACGCATAATGGACCGGGATCTCGTCCGTGCCGGCCTCGCCCCAGCCGGCGCGCTCGCCGAAATTGAAGGGCGACACCGTCTTGATCTCCCCGTTCTGGATCGTGCCGTCCGCATCGCGCCATTCGAAGTCGATCTCGGCCGCCATGAAGTTGTACAGCGAATCCACGTAGCGGCGATTCACGGCCACGATCTCGGCGTCGAACTCCTCGCGCAGCATTTCGATGATCGGGCCTTCCCAGCGCTTGCGCCGGTTGAGAAAGAGCCGCTTTTTCTCGTCCATTTCCTCGACGACCTGGCCGGTCTTCTGCAGGTACGTCGAGAGCGGCGTGTGCTCGTAGGCGCCAAGGCCCATGATGGCCGCGGCGTTCGAGCCGCCGATGTATTTCGTGCGGTCGTAGGTGGCATCCTCAGGGATGACCTTCAGAACGACATCCGGGCCGGGCAGGTTCATGCTAAGCCGCCTCCGGGTCGTCTTTGTGTCCCTGCGCCCACGACGGCACTTTCGATCCGCGATCGAGAATATAGAGGTTGCGACTGCGCAGGTAGGCGATCGCCCGGATCCGCTTCTGCTCGAGCGACGGACGGCCGCCCTCGATCACTTCAAGGCCATTGACTTCGCACACGCGCTGCACCTGTGCGCGCGTCAGCGCCGGGTGCAAAAATATTCGAGCTTCAGGGTAAGGCATTCTCATCGTTCACCTCCGTCTCGGTTACTCCCTGCTTGATCCGAACCTCCACCATGCCGCTGCCATCGCAGCGCGCGCACCGCCCGCCGCCGATGCCGTGCCCGCTGCGGTCCACGCCGGTCTCGATGTAGCCAAAGCCGTGGCAGGACGGGCAGGCGCGGGCCTCGACGATCGGGGCGAGTTCGTCTGGATAACGGGCGGTCCAGGTGTTCATGGCTTCCGCTCCGGAAACGGCCAGGGGGCGGCCGGGTTGATCACGGTCTTGCTGCCTTCGAACACCAGGTCCTCCGGCGACGTACTTTCCGCCGTCGCTTGCAGCACGCCGTTGCGGTAATAGCGAACGAACACGTTGACGGCATTCGTGCTGCTGACGACGCCGCGCTCGCATGCTTCGTGCTGCAGATCACCGTGCGCGATGCCGGGGATGTAGATCACCTTGTCGCCGGGCTTGAAGTCGGTGGCGTTCATCATTGCGCGCAATTCACAGTCCAGTACGCCAGCAGCACGATTGCGGCGATGATCATGCCTGCGAGCAGCGCCATGCCGAGCGTGTCGAGGAAGCGCTTCACGGCGCCATCCCCGCGCCGGCGCGAAGCCAGTGAAACGCGCGCCGCGGTGCAAAAGCTCGTCCCAGTTGCCTTCCGTATCCTTGTAAACGATCCGCCGCTCGCCGTAGATTTTGAATAGCTCCCGCACCACCTCCTCCGCCGCGTTCGTCACGCTTATCGCCCCGTCCTGGTCCTCGATCCACACGGCATGCGCATCCGCCTTCACCACGATCCAGCTCGCATGACCGCGTTTGCAGGACGACCCGGGCAGGATCTTCGCCTCGGCGAGCGCGATCGGCACGAGCGCCAAGCGCCCGAGGAGCTTCGTGAAAACATCTTCGCTGTACTGGATCGACCAGTCCGTGCCGCAGGCGGCGATCATCGTCTCGCGCGCGCGCCAGTAGTTCTCGGCCTCGATCCGCACGTAGTGGTCGCGGTGCGGCGTGGCGAAGTCGAAGGTGAAGAAGAAGGTCACGGCGCACCCGGAAACGTGCGCGACACCTGAATCAGCCGATCCTTCACACTCTCGTCGGTCAGTGTCGCGCGCGGACCGCGTATGTAGAGCATGGTGGCCACGTTCAGTGCGGCGCCCCATTGCGCACCGGACAGGCCGAGCGCTCCGATGGTCGGGTTGGCAAAGGCGGCCTTCTCAATTTCGTCCAGGTCGCGCTTCCGCTGTTCGCGGTCCTCCCACTTCTCGGCGTCGTACCGCTTGGCGAGCAGATGCCGCAGGACCTCGGCCGCGGTGATGTGGATGCACTGCTCGTAGCCTGGTCCTAAGCCGCCCATTTCGATCGACCAGACGGTTCGGCCTTCATCCCACCGCGCTAGCCAGTCGGCGGCGTCGGCGCCGTAGGTCTGGATTTCGTGGTGTTCCCGTTCCTCGTCGACGGTGCGATAGAACACGCGCACGCCCGCGAGAAAGAGGCCGCGCACGGGATAGCCGATGCCTTTGCCGTAGAAGCGCGCCGGCATGCCTTCTTGCGGCGCGATCGGCGAGTCGGACCGCACGAAGAAACTCCAGCCGTCAGAGCGCGTGGCGCCCCAGCCGCCGTCCTCGGCCCTGACGCTGGACACATACACGTCTTGGAATTGGTCGTCGTCTCGCGGGTACGCGTTCAAAACGGCAACTCCGAACCCTTCGCAGCCTCATCGGACTTGTGCTCGATTGCAAGCAGGCTCTGGATGCGTTCATCGATCGCGCTCACCTTCGCCTGCGCCTCGGCCCGAATCTTCGTCTGCTCGGCCCGGTATGCATCGATCGTGCCGGCTACCAGGACGGCCTCGGGCGGCGGCTCGAAATCGATTTCGCGTTCTTCGAGCTTGAGGAAGCCTGCTGAGGACAGATCAATGCAGTCCGCCGAAAAGTAGTGCTTGCGTAGAGCCGCGCTGTGGCTCGCGTGGATGTAGATTTTCAGTTTCACGAGGCCTCCTTTAGTTGACCGCGCCGGGAAAATAATCGCGCACGTCGGCAAAGCTGCAGCCCGCATTGAGAAACAGCACGCAGTGCACCATCGTCAGCTCGCGAAAGTTGAAGTACGGCACGCGCCCGCCCGGGGTCGTCTTGATGTCGCAGAGTTCTGGATCGCGGGACATGTTGAAGTGCGTCCTGCAGGCGAGCGGGCGCACCGCGTAGATGCTGCATTCGTTCTTTACGAGAAACGGGCAGGCCACGCCGGCGAAGCGCGCTCGCATGGCAAGGATGTTCGAGCCCGGCGTGAGCGCCGGCACCTTTGCCGCATTGCGCCCGGTGTAGCGTCCGATGCGCTCGGCCTCCCAGTCCGAGACGATCACCGACTGGTAGCAGCAATGCGCGCAGCCGCGGCGGCAGACGGCCTTCGGCGCGACCTTGGCCGCCAGGTCGTCGGTGATCTCGAGCACGCGGCGCGCGCGGGGATCGATCGGGCCCGGCGTCTCGGCGAGCGCCACGGCCTCGGCAATCAGGCGCTCGAAGAACGCGCCGTGCTTTTTCATGACCCAGTCCGCGTTGCGCTTGGCGGGGCTCATGCCTGCGGCTCCAGGTCGTCGGGCGCCTCGGCTTTGCCCATCATGGCGGCAAAGCGCTCCATCTTCGCGAGGAAATCCCGCTCAATGACGCGCAGCTTCGCCTCATCGACGGGCGAGGCTGCGTCCCTCGCCATGAACTCGGGCAGCACGTCGGCGTATTTTCGCGCCTCCTTCATCTTGCGAAGGAAGTAGTCCTGCATCCACGCGGGCAGCGCGCCGTAGTTCGCGAGGAGTTGCTCGGTGCGGGTGACGGCGGGATCGATGCGCGAATCCGGGTCCGCACCAGCGAGCCCGACGCGCTCGCGGTAGGCGTCAGTCGAGAGGCCGCAGAGCGCGGCGACCGAGGGCAGGTGCCGCGCAGGCACGCCGTACGCAAGCCAGTTCGTGACGACCTGCCTGCTGCCTAAGCCGAGCTTTTGCTGTATATCGGCGCGGGTGAGCTTGCCGGCGTTCAGCGCGTCGAGGAGCGGTGCGGCCGTCGGGTGCGCTTCGCGTTCTCGCCTACCCACGGCGCACCTCGGCAATGACGGCGCGCGAATTGTCGATGGCCGCTTTGCGATCGCGCCGCCATTCTGCGATGTCGCCGATGCCGTGGTCGTTCAAGGCGTCGGTGACGAGTTCGAGCGCGGCGAGGAGCTGCGCGACCTGGCGCTCGAGCCGGGCGACGCGCGCCTGGTGCTGCTCGTAGAGGGCCACGCGGGTGAGGGCTTCGTGGACGGACACGGTGCTCATGCCGACCTCCGCAGTCTCACCACTTCGCCGCGGATGGTGAGGCCAAAGCGGTCGCGGCGATCGATGAAGCCTGAGCTCTGGCAGCGCGGGCAAAATTCATCCTCTTCATCGGCACCGAAGCGGGTCACGTACCCGTTGGTGCAATTGGGGCAACGCTCGGTATTGCGCTGGGTTAGACGGCGTGCGGCACGACGCTGGCGGGCGTTCATGACGGCACGAGCTCGGTGGTTTTCTTCGTTGTTGACGGCGTTTTCATTCTTGCCTCCAAAGACCGCCAGTTGGCGGGTTGGAGAACGGTAGCAATTCTTTGCTATTGCGTCAAGCAAAACTTTGCTGCCATTAAATGAAAAGGGTACGATCCGCGTTCAGATAGGAATTCGGCCGCAGCGGCCGGGCGGGTCAGGGACTACTTGGAGGGGCTATTGGCGGAGTAAATCGGGGCGTCGACTGGCTGCTACGACGCTGCCGCGATCTTGTACACACCGATCGCCATGAGCACAAGCCCGAGTACGTCGAAGAGTGCTCCGAGGGCGTTCGCGTTGCGTGGATGACCCGTGATGATGCCGCCAGGATGATACGCTGTGCGCGGCATGATGGCCGTCTGGAGCGGGTGATTTATCCACTCGCCGAGGCCGACAAAGAAACAACCCAGCGCGGCCAGCAGAACGTGCGCATTGGCGACGCCGTGGAATTCGAAGGCGAGCGCCGCTATGACCCCCGCTGCGCCGAGTGCGGTGAGCGCGTGGTACCAATATTCTATTTTGAGCCCGGACAGCGGTTCGTTCAACGGTAGCGGCCGCGCTTGGGTTTCACGTTAGCGCCGCCGGCACTGCGCTGCGTGTACTGCTATCCGTGTTCCCACCATGCGCCGATACGTCCGGAGAGCCATAGACCCACACCGATGACCAGGAGCCAAACGCTCGCCATGCGTCCACCGCCAGCATCGGACGCGGCGCACGAAATCATGCCGAGCAAAACGCTGCCAACGCCACAAAGCTCCATCGTCTTCCAGTATTTTCCGGTGGCTTGGGTCGTAACGACCGGCGCCGCAGCTCGTGGTTTTCCGCAATTGGGGCAGGCCACCGCAGAGTCACTGTGCTCTTTGCCGCAGTCCTCGCATTTCATGAGGCCCATTGGTCAATTCGCTTTCAAAATGGAGTGGGGGAGAGTTCATAAACCATCCTATTGCCCCAGCCTAGTGGAAGACGGGCGGCTCGTCTTCTGGGTCACCAGCTGAGGCGGGGGAGGGAGACGGGCGGCGTCGGCGGGGGCTCCTTTCGATCCGTGATGCGGAGCGAGGAGGAGCGTAACCGGCGAAGTCAGTGCGCGCGCCACCACCTCAGCGAGCGTGGCCGGATCGATGAGCAGTTGCCAAACCTCCATCCCAAAGGCGCGGGCGACGCTCTCGACTTCGGCAAGTTTCGGAGATGGCGTTTTTCCACTTTTCGTGCGCGATCGCGCGTCCGGCCTGAGCATCAAGCTGACGGCCGTCTGGGCCACGCCGGAGGCGTGCGACACCTGTCCCTGCGTATGCAACTGCACCGAATTTTCCATCAGCCGTTGGAGGTTCATCGCGAGGGTTTGCGGCGAAGTGATTTTGGGCCGTTTGTTCATGAAACTACGGTATCTATTATGCCTAGCAATGTGTTGCTTGCATGTAAAGCAAAACTTTGCTAAATTAACTGCCGTCAAAGCAACCCTTGTCGCTTTCCGGACCCATGGATACACCGATATTTGAATTTGTCATGACCGAACTCGACGCGCGAAAGGGGGCGTGGCCCGCGATCGCGAAGGACATCGAGCCTGAGGCCTGGGAGTCGTACTATTCATGGCTCACCAAGCTCGCCCAGGGCCGCATCCCGGATCCGAGCGTCAACAAGATTCAGCGACTCGCGGATTACTTTCGTGGTCAAACACGTGCTACAGCCGAGCGCGCCGCATGAGCAATTATTGGCGCAGTCGCAAACTCGAGCGTGCAATCAAAATTGTCGGCAGTCTGTCGCAGCTTGCCGATGCGATCGACGTCAGCCCTCAGGTTGTGCAGAACTGGCGCAGCCGCGGAAGGGTGCCGCCGGAGCGGTGCGCCGACGTCGAGCGCGCCACCGGCGGCACGGTCAGTCGCCACGATCTGCGGCCCGACATCTTCGGCCCAGCACCGGCTCCTGCCGAGCGCGCCGCATGAATCCCAGATGAATCCGCGCACCCTCACCAGCGCCTGGTTGCGCGAATACCGTCCACCGAACGGTGTCCTGCCGATCGGCGTCGAGGTCGCCGCCATGCTCGCCGACGCACTCGACATCGCCGATAGCGCCGCGCGCGCGGACATCGAGCTTTATTGTGTCGCCGTGACGCGCGGTGATGAGACCTGGTGGAATTGGGAGAACCTCGACCCGGTCGACGGCGCGCCGTACATCGAGCAGGCGGTGCGCTATCTGGAGGCGCGGGGGCTCCTGGAGCGCGACGGCGAGAACGCGAACGTGGTGCGGATCGTCGATGAGGCGGAGGTGGCGGAGTGAATGCGCCGGCCTTCACCGTGCTTGACACGATCAGCTTCCCGGCCGAGGAAATGGACGCACTCGGCGAGAAGCTGGTGCGCGAGAAGGCGGCGCGCGTGGACGCGCTGCTGGAGGTCGCGCTGCACCTGGCAAAGGACCACGACTTCGTCTGCGCCGCGATCCAGGCCGCGCGCGAGACGACCAAGAGCATGCACCACACGCCATATACCGAACAGTGGCCATGGGGTGCGAAGCGGGTGGTGAAGCAGTGAATGCGCCGGCGTCGCTACCTATGCTGGCGCCGTTGCCCAATGTTGCCACGGCACCGCTGCCGGTAACTTATGAGGCGGCGAAGCGCGCGCTTGCCGTGTGCGACCGCGCAGACGAGTGCCAGGATTGGGCCGACAAGGCGCAGGCGCTAGCAAGCTATGCGAGGCAGTCTGACGATCAATCGTTGCGCAAGATGGCCGATCGCATCCAGGCGCGCGCGATTCGCCGCTGCGGCGAGCTGCTCAAACAATTTCGGCCTGGGCCAGGAACGCGAATTGACCTTGAACCTCGGGTGGCCGGGCACCCGAGGACGATTACCGAATTTGCGATGGACGCAAAACTATCCGGCCATCAACGCAAGACTGCGCTGCGCGTGGCGAACGTGCCAGGCAACGATTTCGAGACAGCAGTCGAAAGCGACAACCCACCGACCGTAACTCAACTCGCCGAGCAGGGACGCAAGCCGTTGCTCGACCTCGGTAAGACAAAACCGGCGAACTTCGCCGTCGCAACCCAAGCTCTCGCTCAACTCCGGCGCTTCGCCGAATTCACTGCAGAAAACGATCCGACTACAGTCGCCTCCGGCGTGACAAAAGCAGAAGCGGGGGCAGCGCGCGCAACTGTGGCCGCAATTGATTCGTGGTTGGACCGCTTCATCGTTTCACTAGGAGACTGACCATGTACTCACTAAACCAATTGCACGCCGAGATCGGAGCCAAGATCGTGCAGCTGATGCGGGAGAACGCGGCGACTCTTTCGCCCGTCTGGATAACGCAGGCGCTGATGGCAGATCACCCCGATGTCCAAGGTGTCGACGCCGATTTTCACCTGTGTTGTTCACGCATGGCGGTGAGGAAAGAGGCGACGCAACAGATCAACAGAATCGCCAACGTCCCAGACAATCCGCGGCCGGCGCAATTGATCCTCGATGGTTTTGACCACCTGCAGCAGTACTACGTGATCGGCGGGAAGGAAGGCAAAGGAATCCGCATTGACCTGTTGAGCGATGGTCAGCTTCTCAAAAAAGCTGACGAATATGCGGCGATGGGAAACACCTGTTTCGCGCACGCGGCAGAGATTCGCCGGTACGTCGAGCTTCGCCAGGGCAATGGTGTCGAGGCGGGCTAGGGTCCGCGATGAACTACTACCGCCGCCGCGCCGGCAGCGTCGCGTTCCAGGCATGACCCGCCATGCCAAGCCGTATTTTAAGAGAAGGAATTTTATCGAGCGAGCGGGTTGACCTGCTCTCGGCCCCTGCAGAGGTGTTCTACCGCCGGCTCATGTCCGCGGTGGATGACTACGGCAGGTTTTACGCGAAACCGGAACTCTTGCGGGCAGCATGCTTCCCGTTAAAGCTGAACAAGGTAGGAAACCCGGACATTGGGAAGTGGATCTTGGAGACTCGAGAAGCGGCCCTTGTAAGGACGTACACCGTTGACGGAAAAGAGTACCTGGAAATGCTCGACTTCAAGCAGCAAGTGCGCACGAAGGTGAGTAAGTTTCCGCCGCCGCCAGGGCCAGCGGCCAACAATGCGCAGCAAATGCAAAGCACATGCGTAGCAGACGCGCAGCATCTGCACACTAAGGCGGAAGCGAAGTCGTATTCGAATCTCAAAAGCAGCAGCGTCGCGCGCGCGACGACCGGGAAAACCGCTGCTGCTGCTGCTCTCTCGAATGGACTTTTCTACCCGGAAAAGCTGACCAGCGCAGAGCGGCGCGAAGCGGCGAAAGTGCTGAACGGCCACCCGCATGCGCAATTCATGCTGGACGAGCTCGCCGGCGCCATGGCGAGCAAGGCCGGCGTGGGTAAGCCGATTGCGATGTTGGTGCATTTCAAAAAACAGGAAACGGCCGGCACGATGAGCTACAGCCACGCCTCGCAAATCCAAGCGGCGCGCGAGTTGGCGCAAGTCGAGGCCGAGCTCGCCGCCGCCGGTAAAAGCGACGTGCTCGAGCGCCAGTAGCGGCCTGTGGATAACTTTTGAGCCGACCCTGTGGATAACTTCTCCCGCCTCGTCCCGCACCCGCCAGCACCGCCGCAGCCGGCGACAAAACGAGGCTCGGAATTGCTCGAAAAAATCAAGGCAATGCTCGCCAAAAAAACGGTGGAAAAAGAGCCTGAAAATCGCGAGCCGGGAAGCGACGATGAATGACGACCTCTGGCACTTCGACAACCAGGCCTACCGCCTGGTCGACCCGGTGCTGGTGTCCTACCCGCGCAGCCGCCGCGTGAAGGACGATGCGACGGGCCGCGTCGTGTTGGAGACATTGCCGCCGCTTGAATTCGGAATCGTCACGGCGTGGCCGGTGGCGGCGAAGGAGGCGGCGTGATGGTCATACGCTTCACCATTTTAGGCCAGCCGGTATCGATGAAAAATTCGCGCCAGATCGTGAAGTTCGGCGACAAGCCGGCGCTGATCAAATCACCGGAGGCGCGCGACTACGAGCGCACGGCGTCGCTGCAGATCCCGCCGGATGCGCGCCAGATGCTGCAAGGGCCGGTGCGCGTGACGATGCGCCTCTGGTACGCGAGCGAGCGTCCCGACCTCGACGGCGCGCTACTGCTCGACATCCTCGCGGCGAAGTACCGTCGCGAAAAAGGCAAGCTGCAGAAAGTCGCCGATGGCGAATACGTCTACGGCGAAGGCGAGCGCGTGCTGGTGAGCAAAGGCGTTTATGAAAATGACAGGCAGTGTAGAGAATTGCATTTCTATCACGGCATTGACCGCGCCAACCCGCGCGCCGAAGTCGAGATCGAAGCGATGCAGATGCAGCAGCCATCGCTGATTGACAACGTACCACTGCTGCAAACGAGTGCCACAAGTGATCCTTTCTAACCTGGAGAAAATCATGGATGCCGCCACAGACGAAGTAATCTCGAAAGCACAAGGCCGCAAGGACGCCGCCGGCCAACCCGCCGCCATTCGTACCAAGTTTCTGAAAGACGCGATCGACGACGGCGTCGCGCTGAAGGTGAAGGCCGACGAAGCGGCCGATACCTACGCCGACTGGGTGACGTCGATGGCCGAGAAAACCGGCCTCAATGCGCCGGTCGTGAGGAAGGTCGTCAACGCGAAGGCGAACGACAAGTGGGAGGACGAGGCGAGGAAGGCGGAGCAGTTGAACCTTGCTTTCGACGAGATAGGCGAATAGGGCGCACTGTGCCGATCAGCGCCGCCAACGCGAAACGCTACCCAGCGAACTGGCGCGCGCTTCGCGCCGCGGTGCTCGAGCGCGCCGGCAACTGCTGCGAAGGCTCGCCGGCGTATCCGGATTGCCGCGTGCCGAACGGCGCATGGCGAGTGCGCGAGACCGGCATGTGGTCGATGGATCTGGATGCGTGCGTGCAGTACGCCGAAGAGGATCGGGAAATAACCAGGGTCGTCCTGACGATCGCGCACCTCGATCACGACGAGCTCGAAACGCAGGACATCAGCCGCCTGCGCGCCTGGTGCCAGAAATGCCATTTGACCTACGACGCCAAGCACCACGCGCAGAACGCCAGGCAGACGCGGCACGCGCGTAAGGCCATCGGTGAACTCTTCACGCAATAATGGCCAGCCTCTCTGAAACGGTGACTGTGGCAGTCGAGCGAGCCGCGCACGACGGGGTGCGCGAGCTTGTGCGCATTCTATGGGAAGAGCATGGAATCATCCTCAAGTCGGCGCGCATCAGCTGGATCGATGTTTCGACAGCCAGTGAACCGAAGATGTTGATCAATGACATCGAGCTCGAAACCATCACGAAGGCGGGCAGTAAATGAACGCCGCCGTCCTCGCCGATCCGCCGTCCGATCCGTATCAGTCAGACGTGGATGCCATGCTGCGAAACTGGGGAGTGTGGTCACGCATGCGCACCGGCGGCGTTGCGTGCTGCGGCTCCGCGGAGCGCTGGTATCGTGCACCTCAGCATTGGTGGCCCGAAGGACCGCGCCTCAGTGCGGACGAGCTCTCGGCGCTGAAGGTCGAGCGCTGCATGCGCCAGGTGCCGCGCGATCATCGCAAGGCGCTGTTCCTCCTGTACGTGGCACGTGCCGACGCTCAGTTCTGCTGCTTGCGCCTGCGCCTGCCGCGCGCGATGTGGGATCGCTTTATCGAGGACGCGCGGCGCATGGTGGCGAACGTGCTAAAGCGCGCCAAACACGGCGCTTCGCCTATTGAGAACGCTTCGCGTCGAACCATCTGATTTGACAGATGAATGCACCCGCGTGCACAATGCAGCGCATCAATTGCTGACTTCCGCGTAAAAGCGAGTACCGGAGCCTATGGCTCCGGGTGCAATGGACGAAGACCCGAGGCCCGCACAACGCGGGCCTTTTGCATTGGTACTTGCCCTTCGTTGCCGGGCCCCTCCCTCTCGGTGACCTTCGCCAGCGCTTCGTGCGTTGGCTCTTTTACATAGGTGCGCGCATGGCCAGACTGACCATGCTCAAGTCGCGGGTGCAGGTGCAGGCGGGCAGGCTGGCTGCGCTCGGTCCAGCGTCCAAGGCTGCAGGCCATCGCATCACCGGCCGCGCGCTGCAGACCCTGCGCTTTAGAATCTGGGTAGACAACCCATGCTGCGCCATGTGCGGACGCGTGGTGGTCTACCCGAACGGCTTCGACCTTGACCACATCGTGGCGCTGGACAACGGTGGATCGAATGATGACAGCAACTACCAGGTGCTATGCAATGGGCCGGACGGTTGCCACGCGTTGAAGACTGCGGCCGATCTGGGCTACAAGCCGCGATAGCAAGGTAGGGGTAGGTCGAAAGCCTGGAGGCCTGGCCACTGGAAACCACCGTGCCTCTCACGCGCAGAGTTTTTTCATCGTCCGGGAATTTTGGCCAGACACCATTCCCTTAAACATTGGAGTTTTCCGTGGCAAGACCGCCTTTTAACCCGACCGCAGCCATGCGGCGCAACGTTTCCATCGTTGCCGGGGCCGGTGTGTCGCACGAGGAGATCGCGCTCGGCCTGGGGATCTCGCACGTCACGCTGACGAAGTATTTCGCCTACGAATTGACCACCGGCGCGTACAAGCGGCGGCAGGAAGTGCTCGGCGCGATGTTCAAGGCCGCCAAGAATGGCAACGTAGCGGCCCAGAAAGCCTATGCCGCCATGACGCCGCGGGTTGCCGCACCTCCGCTATCACCTGAGCCCGCAAACGCGCCAGAAGGCAAGAAAGCGCAGGCACAGGCCGCCGCGGTGAGCGCGCAGGCCGGGACGGGCTGGGAAACGCTACTCACCGTCCCGGCGCAGTAGGGTGTTGTGGCCTGGAACCTGAGCTGTCCGGGCTGGGAGGATCGGTTACGCGCTGGTAAGTCCCTGGTCCCGGCGCTGCCGCTGCACCAGGCGGGCGGTGATCGCGCGGTTGCAGTGTTCAACAAGCTGCGGCTCTACGACGTACCCGGAACGCCGGCGTTGGCCGAGGCTGCGGGCGACTGGTTTCGCGAGATCGTGCGCGCCTTGTTCGGTTCGCTCGACCCGGAGACGCAGGAGCGCGCGATTCGCGAGTTGTTCCTCCTGGTGCCGAAGAAGAGCGCGAAAACGAGTTATGGCGCGCTGATGATGCTCGCCGCGTTATTACTTAACCGCCGGCCGAACGCGCCGTTTCTGATGGTCGCACCGGTGCACGATGTGGCGGAGCTGGCGTTTTCTGCCGCGGCCGGTGCCGTTGCGCTCGACCAGGTGCTCAGCAAGAAATTGCACGTCCGCGAGCACCTGAAGACGATCATTCACCGCGAGACCGGCGCGGCGCTGCAGATCATGACCTTCGACCCCGCGGTGCTGACCGGCCAGAAGTGCGCCGGCGTGCTGATCGACGAGCTGCACGTGGTGGCGAAGATGTCGAAGGCCGCGAGCGCGATCCGGCAATTGCGCGGCGGCATGCTGCCGTTTCCGGAGGCCTTCATGGCCTTCATCACGACGCAGAGCGAGGAGGCGCCAAGCGGGGTGTTCCGCGCCGAGCTGATGAAAGCCCGGGCGATCCGCGACGGCACCAGGACGGGTGCCATGCTGCCGGTGCTCTACGAGTTTCCGCAGGCGATGCAAAAGGACGCGGCGGTCTGGCGCAACCCGAAGAACTGGTCGATGGTGACGCCAAACGCGGGCCGGTCGGTCACGATCGCGCGGCTCGAGGAGGAATACGACTCTGCTCTGGCCACCGGCGAAGAAGAACTGCGCGCCTGGGCCTCCCAGCACCTGAATGTCGAAATCGGCCTCGCGCTGCACTCCGACCGCTGGGCCGGCGCCGATTACTGGGAAGCGCAGGCGCGTACCGCATTCACGCTGGACGAGCTGCTCGAGCGGTGCGAAGTAGTCACCGTCGGAGCCGACGGCGGCGGCCTGGACGACCTGCTCGGCTTTTGCGCGATCGGTCGCGACGCCAAGACGCGCGAGTGGCTTGCCTGGACGCATGCATGGGCGCACCAGATCGTGCTCGAGCGGCGCAAGTCCGAGGCTCCGCGCTTTCGCGATTTCGCCCGGGACGGAAACTTGACGCTGGTGGATGAGATCGGCGACGACGTGGCGCAACTCGCCGCGCTCGTCGCGCACATCGAGGCCTCCGGCAAGTTGGACAAGGTGGGCGTGGACCCGGCCGGCATCGGCAGCGTGCTCGATGCGCTGGTCGAGGCCGGAGTGCCGCAGGAGAAAGTCGTCGGCATCACGCAGGGCTGGAAAATGACCGGCGCGATCAAGACCGCGGAGAGAAAGCTCGCCGAGGGCGGACTGATCCACGGCGGCCAGCCGATGATGAACTGGGTAATCGGAAACGCGAAAGTCGAACCGCGCGGCAACGCGGTCATCATCACGAAACAGGCCGCGGGCACGGCGAAGATCGACCCGCTGCTGGCCATGCTGAATGCGGTGTCGCTGATGGCACTGAACCCCGAGGCGAAGGGCAGCCTCGCCGATTCGCTACTGGACCCGATCATCGTATGAAAAAACTCACCTGGGCCGCGATGGTGCGCCCGATCTCCATCCGCGCCACGCTGCAAAGCTGGCTCGGCGTGCCGATCGGCCTGCAGGATCATGCGTTCTGGCGTGAATTTGCCGGCACAGGATCGTTCACTGGCAAGCCTGTCAGCGTCGACCGGGCGCTGCAGCTCGCGACCGCCTGGGCGTGCGTGCGCCTCATCTCGGAGACGCTCGCGACGCTGCCGTGCCGCTTCTATCGCAGCAATGCCGACGGATCGCGCACGCCTGCGACCGGGCACGAGCTCTATTCGATCCTGCACGATCAGCCGAACGCGGACATGACGGCGGTGGTGTTCTGGGAGGCGGTGGTCGCCTCGCTGCTGCTCTGGGGCAATGCGTACATCGAGATCGTCCGGAGCGGCAACACGATTGTCGCGCTTCAGTTTCTTTTGCCCGCTCGCATGATCGTGCGGCGCCTGCCCACCGGCGCCTGGGACTATCGCTATCGGGACTTCACGGGCAGCACTCAGCGCGTTCTATCCGAGTCGGACCTGATGCACATCCCGGCCTTCTCCACCGACGGCGTGCAAGGCCTCTCGCCGGTGGTCTACGGCGCGAACGTATTCGGCACCGCGATCGAGACGGACAAGGCGAGCGCGGAGACGTTTCAGAACAGCTCGCGCGCCTCCGGCATCATTACCGTTGACGCGATTCTGAAAAAAGAGCAACGCGAACAGATCCGCGAGCACGTCAAGGTCGTGTCCGACGCGGGCGGAGTGTATGTGCTCGAAAAGGGCACCGGCTTTCAAAAGCTCGGCTTTGACCCGGTATCGGCCGAGCTGCTTGCGAGCCGCTCATGGAACGTGGAGGAGATCGCAAGGTGGTTTCGTGTCGACCCGGCCATGATCGGGCACGGCGGCAAGGACTCGAACTGGGGCACCGGCCTCGAGCAGAAAATGATCTGGTTTCTCACCTTCACGCTGCGCCACTGGTGCGTGCGCATCGAGCAGGCCGTCAGGAAGAGCCTGCTCACGCCGGTCGAGCGCAAGACGTACTTCGCCAGCTTCAACTTCGAAGGCCTCTTGCGCGCCGACAGCACCTCGCGCGCCGCGTTCTATTCGAGCATGGTGAACGTCGGCATCTACACGCGCGACGAGTGCCGGCAGCTCGAGAACATGGCACCGATGGGCGGCAACGCCGGCGTCCTGACTGTCCAGAGCGCGATGGTGGACATAGACGATATGAACAAGGGCACCAACGCCGCCGCGCAGGGCGCAGCCGACGCGCTGAAGGCATGGCTCGGAATCGACAACGTATCTGCCGGACTGCCGGCCAAGGAGTAAGAAATGCGCAAACGCCACATGCCGCAGGCCCGCCAGATCGACCGCCCGAACGGGTTGCAGTGGGAGCTCTCGCCGCAGGCGCTTGAGCGCTGGACGCCGGACCTGATGGCCGCCGACCAGGCCGACAACACGATCAGCGTGCTCGATCCTATCGGGCAGGATCCGTGGACTGGCGAAGGCGTGACCGCCAAGCGAATTGCCGCGGCGCTGCGCTCGATCGGCGCCGACAAAGACGTGGTGGTCAACCTCAATTCGCCGGGCGGCGACCTCTTCGAAGGCATGGCGATCTACAACCTCTTGCGCGATCACAAGGGCCAGGTGACGGTCAAGATCCTGGGCGTCGCCGCCTCGGCCGCCTCGATCATCGCGATGGCCGGCGACGAGATGCTGATCGCCCGGGCCGGCTTTCTGATGATCCACGACACCTGGGTCGTCGCGATCGGCAACCGCCTGGACTTGCGCGACATCGCCGACATGCTGGAGCCATTCGACACCGCGATGGCCGACATCTACGCGGCAAGGAGCGGACTCGAAGCGAAGGCCGTGCAGAAGATGATGGACAAGGAGACGTGGATCGGCGGCGCAGCGGCGGTGGAGCAGGGCTTCGCCGATGCGCTCCTGCCGGCGGACGAAGTAAAAAAAGACGCGAACGCCAAAGGTGACCGCGTAGCCGCATTCCTGCTCGACATGGCGCTCGCAAAAGCCGGGATGCCGCGCGCCGAGCGCAGATCACTCCTTCAAGAGTTCAAGGCCGGCACGCAAAACGCTGCCGGGGAAAAAGAAGCACTCGCTGCACTGCAATCGTTCTCAATCGAAATTTGAAAGGAATCACCATGAAACTGAAACTAATGCTCGTCGCACTGGCGGCATCACTCGGAGAAATCCTCCACCGCGGCCTGACCGCGCACATGGCCCGCGCGGGCATGATCCTGTACGACATGGATCCGAAGGAAATCAAGGCGGCGCTCGACAAGATCGGCGACCAGGTCAGAGAGGCGGGCGAGAAGGCGCTCGCAGAAGCCAAGAAGCACGGCGACATGTATGCGGCCGACAAGCCGAAGGTCGACGAGATGCTCGTAAAGCAGGGCGAGCTGCAGGCGCGCCTGCTCGAAGTCGAGCAGAAGATGGCGCGGCGCGGCGGCAGCGATGTCCAGGGGCCTCAAACTGTCGGCCACGCGCTGGTCAACGCGGAAGAATTCAAAGCCTGGCTGCAAAGCGGCGGCATGCGCTCGGCGCAATCGGGCTTCGTTTTCAAGGTCAATGCCGCCATCACGGAGCTTGGCCAGCCGACCACGAACACGACGACCGTCGGCGTGCCGCCGGACCTGCGGCCTGGGGTTGTGCTCTTGCCTGAGCGCCGCCTGGTCGTGCGCGACCTGATCGCGCCGGGCCGCACCGGATCGAATGCAATCCAGTACGTCAAGGAAACAGGTTTCACGAACAACGCGGCGACGGTTTCGGAAACGGTGCAAAAGCCCGAATCGACGATCACCTACGCGCTGGTGCAAGGCGCGGTGGTCACCATCGCGCATTTCGTGAAGGCCTCGAAGCAAATCATGGACGATATGGCGCAGCTGCAGTCCATGATCGACAATCGCATGCGCTACGGCCTGAGCCTGGTCGAGGAAGCGCAGCTCCTGAAGGGTTCGGGTACCGGCAACAACCTGAACGGCATCTATACGCAGGCGACCGCGTTCAGCGCGCCGATCACCATTGCGGCTCCCTCGAAGATCGACATTTTGCGGCTGATGTGCCTGCAGGTTGAGCTCGCGCTCTTCCCCTGCGATGGCTTCGTGGTGCATCCGTCCGATTGGGCGGCGATCGAGCTCAAAAAAGACACGCTCGGGCGCTACATCATCGGCATCCCGCAGGGCATAGCCAGTCCCACGCTGTGGGGCCGTCCGGTGGTGGCCACGCAGGCGATGACGGTGGATACGGCGCTCTGCGGCGCGTTCAAGATGGGCGCGCAGGTGTTCGATCGCGAGGATTCGAACGTCGTGATTTCTTCGGAGAATCAAGATGACTTTATTAAAAATATGGTCACTATTCGAAACGAAGAAAGACTCGCCCTCGCCGTCTATCGGCCGGAGGCGTTCATCAAGAATACCGACCTGGTCGGCAGCTAAGTCGCAGTGAACGCGAGCCCGGCTTCGGCTGGGCTTTTTCTGGAGGCTGGAGCATGGAAGTCGAAGCAGTACCGCTCACCGAATTCGTGCATGACCGGATTACCGCGCACGAAGGGCGCCCTCTGATGATGGACGAGCACACCGCGGGCGAGCTCGAGCGCGCGGGCCTCGTGCGCATCAACCTCGTGCCGCGCCGCGTCGACCAGGCGCTCGCGCTCGGCGCCCGTGCCGCAGTGGTCGGGAGAGAAGCGGGAAAAGCGCCGGACGATGGCGTGGCTCCACCGTCGTCTGCATTGCGAGCGGGCCAAGCCTCACCGACGGCGACGTCGCGCGCGTCAAGGCCTGGAGGCGGCAAGCACCGCAAAACCGGCACGTAATCGCGGTCTGCACGACGTTTCGCAAGGCGCTGTGGGCCGACGCACTCTATGCCGCGGACACGCGCTGGTGGACCGTGTACAGCGCCGAAGTCGAGCGCAGCTTCACCGGAGAATGCTGGACCTGCGCGGAGCGGCTGCGCGGCGTCGTCAACTGGGTCGAGGCGGTGGACGATCCGGGGCTTTGTACGAAGCCCGGGCGGATCCACACCGGCCTAAATAGCGGCTACCAGGCAATCAACCTGGCGTATATGTGGGGCGCGGCGCGGATCATCCTGCTCGGCTACGACATGCAGCGCGGGCCGAATGGCGAGAGCCATCACCACGGCGACCACGAAGGCGGGCTGCCGAACCTTGGGACGATGCCGGAGTGGGGCCGGCGCATGGTGCAGCTTGGCGCCGATCTGCGGGCGCAGGGCGTCGAGGTGGTCAACGCCACCAGGCAGACGGCGATCACGTGTTTCGAGCGGCAGCCGATCGACAAAGCGCTCTCGCCCGGAAAACCGCCGCTGGTTCTTCACGGCATGAGCGGCATGGGCGACTGCCTGCACCAGCGCTCGGTCGTGCGCGAACTGATGCGCTCGCACGAGGTGTGGTTGAAGACGCCCTGGCCGCAGGTCTATCACGATATGCCGCGGCTGCATCCGCTGCGGGTCGGCACGATGCTTCGCACGCAGGCGAAGAACGAAAAGCGCTCGGTGTACGGCCCGAGCCGGCCGCCAGCGGGGACGTGCGAGATCCGCTCGAGTTATTCGCCTTCGCAGGTGCGCGCGGCCGGGTCGGTATTGGGCGCCATGTCCGCAGTCTGCGGCGTGCCGGTCGGCGACTTCAGGATGGCCGTGCCGCAGGCCTGGCGCAAGAAAGCGGCGGCATTGTTTCACGTGGAGCGGCCGGTACTCGTCTACAGGCCGCTGGTTGCGCGAACGGAATGGGGTGGGGCATCCACGCGCAACCCGGACCCGGATGCGTACGTGGCCCTATTTCGTGCCATCCGCGAGCGGTTTTACGTGGTTTCGGTGGCCGATCTGGTGCCGAAGGTCGAATGGACGGTCGGCCCGCAGATCGAGGCCGATGTCGAGTATCACGCCGGGGAGCTCGATTTCGAGACGCTCGCCGGCCTATTTGCGCGCGCGGCGCTGGTTTTCTCGGCACCAGGCTTCGCGACGGTGCTCGCGCAGGCGGTTGGGACGCCGGCGGTGACGGTGTTCGGCGGCTACGAGGATGCGCGCTCGTTTTCTGCCGGCGCGAAGTTCACGAAGTGGCTGCCGATTGAGCCGATCACGCCCTGCGCGTGCTGGAGTCACGCGCACGCATGCCGCAAGGCGATCGACATGCCGCGCGCAATAGACGCACTCAAGGAGTTTTGCGATGGGCTTGGCGCAACCGGTCACGAAGCGCGCGACGATGAGGATAGACGCGCCGCCGGCGAAGCTGCCGCCGTTCCCGCCTAGATATTTCAACGCGGGCGAGCTCGACCGCCTGGTCGCGCTGGTCGCGAGCGTCAATCCGCGCACGGTGATCGAGTTCGGCTGCAACGAGGGACGGGCGGCGGCGACGGTTCTCTTGAACTTGCCACAGATCGAGCAGTACGTCGGCATCGATGTGCTGCCAGGGTATGTGACGATCAGGAAGTGCCAGCGAAACGAGGTGCCAGCCGAGCCCGGTAAGTTCGCGCTCCCCGATCCGCGCTTTCGCCTGATCTTGAAGCCGCGCGGGAGCTTCGACTTGCGCCCCGCGGATCTGCCGCAGGCCGACGCATGCTTTATCGATGCCGACCACTCGCGCGCCGGGGTGCTTAACGACTATGTGCTCGCCAAGCTGTCGATGAAACACGGCGGCGGCGGGATCATCGTTTTTCACGACGACAACGGCCTCGGCGCGGTCGAGGTTTCCGAGACGCTGGATGAATTGGCAGTCGCAGGCGCCGAAATCGTCCATATTCAGAATACATGGCTCGCATTCGAGAGGGTTTTAAATGATCGCCGTTATCGCGCCCATCGTCGAACCAGTGACGCTGATCGAGTCCGTGCCGTGTCAATGCTACTGGACTTCACCGTGAGGACTTTGTAATGCAAGCCATCCCCGCTCCGCTCGCCATCGGCCGCCCGATCCCGGGCGCGACTGCGGGCAGCATTCTCTTTGCCGGCGCTGGCGGGGTACTCACGCAGGACAACGCGAACCTGAAATGGGGCCCCGCGGCAGGTCAGGGCCTGACGCTGAATGCCGGAACGGCGACGACGGCGGTAAGCCCGCTCTCGATTTCGCAGACGTGGAATGCGGCGGGGACGACGTTTCCAGGCTTCAAGCTGATGATCACCGATACGGCGTCGGCTGCTGGATCGCTTGCGTTTCAGATTTTGGGTGGCGCTTCCGGAACAACTGTGCTGGCTCAATTGCGCAAAGACGGATCGCTATATGGTGGTGTCGGATTTGCAACCAATGCTTCGCTTGAGGCGTATCACTCAGTTGCCGCTGCTTTAGCTCGCACTGTTTCGCTGCGAAACATGTTGATTGGCATTGACGCTACCGGCATTTCGTGGGCTGCATCATATGGCATTTGGTGGTCATCCACCGCGACAGGATCTGGTGACTGCTTCAGCAATAGAGATTCCGGCATCTCGCGCATTTCGGCGGGACTTCTCGGTATTGGAAGCGGTTCTGCCGGCAGCTTCGCCGGAAGCCTGAGACTCACCAACATCGTCGGCCAGGCTGGTTATCATGAAATGGCCGAAATTACCGCGCCAGCCGCACCTACGACGAACAATGCGCGCATCTATGCCGAGGACAACGGCAGCGGCAAGACACGCATCATGGTGCTGTTCCCGACAGGCGCAGCGCAGCAATTGGCAATCGAGCCGTAGGAGAAATCATGTCAGTTCTCACCATTACCACAACCGCTCCGCAGGACGCGAGGCTGGTTGCCGCATTCGGCGCGAAGCTCGGCACATTGAATGCGCAGGGCGCGCCGAGAGGCGCGACCGCTTCAGAAATCAAAGCCGACATCATAAGCTACGTGCGCGCTGTCGTCGCCGATCAGGAACGGCTGGCGGCAGTCGCGGCCCAGCAGGCGGCGGCAGCGGCATTCGATCCGACATGAGCGATCAGACCGACCTCGACATCCGCATCGTCGCGCTTGCCGCAGAGTATGCGCAGCACGTCGCGCAACTCTCGGGCAGGGCCGCATTGCTGGCCTCCGAACTGGCAAGCGCGCAGGCGAAGTTGAAGGCGGCGGAAGCGAAGGTCGCGGAATTAACACCGAAGGAACCGGAGAAAGTCGATGGCGAAAGAGCTTCGAATTAGCCTGGGCGCGACGGGCCTGACGGTGACGGCGAGCGTGTACCTTGCCGGCGTCGCGAAGGCCACCGCAATCGCCTGCGCTGAGATCGGCGTCACCGGCGCCTACGCGGGCGACTTCACGGCCACGCCGAACGTGGCGGGCGTCTACAGCGCGGAGTTTTTCGCGGGCGGCGCGACGGTATCGTCAGGCGGCGGGCAAATCGTCTGGGACGGCGCGGCCGAAGTCGTGCAGACCGGCGACAACTTCGCCCGCATCGGCGCAGCAGGGGCCGGGCTCACCGCGCTTGGCGATACCCGTATCGCCAATCTGGACGCCACGGTATCGAGCCGCACGAAACCGGCTGACACGCAGGCGCGGGTGACGCTCGTTGATACCGCGACGACGCTCACCAATTCGCCCAGTGTGCCAAGCGCCGGGGACATCGCCGCTGCTACGGCGGCGCAGGTCACGACGGACCACGGGGCCGGGTCCTACGCGCGCAACACCGAGCCAGTCATTCCCGACAACGCTGGCATTGCCGCGGTCAAAGCAAAAACCGATCAACTCGCCTTCACCGTCGCCGGCCAGGTGGACGCCAATGCGCTCTCGGGCGGCGTGGACGTGGCCGGCGTGCGCGCAGCCGTCGGCCTTGCTGCTGCGAACCTGGATACGCAACTCGGCAACTTGCCGACGAATGCGGAACTGGCAACGGCGCTCTCCACGATCCCGACCGTGACGCCGCCGACGGCCGGCGCGATAGCCGACGCCGTGTGGGACGAAGCGATCGCCGCGCACGTGATCGCCGGATCGACCGGCAAAAAGCTGACCGACGCAAGCGCGATGGGAGATCCGTGGAACGTGGCCGTGCCGGCCGCCTACCCTGCCGGCACCGCGGGCTACAAGTTGGGCGGCATCCAGACCGCGGGCGCCGGGGCCGTCACCTGGCCCTACACGCTTACCGACGCGATCAGCGGCCTGCCGATCGTCGGCGCCGATGTCTGGGTGACGAGCGACACGCAGGGGCTGAATACGCTTGCGTCCGGGACCACGAACGGCAGCGGGATCGCAACGTTTTACCTTGACGCCGGCCAGGTGTACGTCTGGCGCGCCAAGGCCGGATACGACTTTGCCAATCCAGACAGTGAGGTGATCGCGTGAGCGGCTCCGGCACCGGCACTCCATCAGTACCAGGCACGCCACCGAGCGAACCGCTGACGCTCAACGAGGCCCGGCTGCATCTTCGCCTCATCACCGACCCGGCCGACGCAACCGCGCACCCGGACGACGCGAAAATCTCCGGCCTGATCACCGCCGCGCGCGAGTACGCCGAACAGTTTTGCCAGCGCGCCTTCGCGGTATCGACGCACACAGCAAGCGGCGCGGGCTTCGATGTGGCGCTGCTCCCGCCGGTGGCATCCATTGTCTCGGTCGCGTATCTGGATTCGGCCGGCGCAGAGCAAACGCTCGCCGGCAGCGTCTACGAGCTGAACGGCAAGCCGGACGCACCCGCCTTGCGCCTGAAGATCGGCCAGTCGTGGCCCGCGATCTACAGCCGCGAGGATGCGGTGCGCGTGCAGTACGTCGCAGGCGTTGCGCCGGCCGATGTGCCTTATCTCGTCAAGGCGGCGATGCTGCTGACGGTCGGGCACCTGGACGCGAACCGGGAGGCGGTGGGCGCCGTGCAGACGTTCTCATTGCCGATGGGCGTGCAGTCGCTCCTCATGCCATACAGACTCGGTCTCGGCGTCTGACATGCGCATCGGTGACTACGACCGGCTGGTGAGCGTGTGGAAAAAAACCGTTACACAGGACCCGGACTACGGGACGGAAATCGTGGACTGGGTGCCGCTCGTACCAACGAATGACAGCCCGCCTGCTGCGGTGCGCTTCTGGGCGAACGCGCAGGACGTGCTGCCATCGCGCAGCGAGGCGACGAAGATGAATCTCGCCACGGCGGTGGATCAGTGTCGCATCCGCATCTACCCGTGGCGCGACGACGTGGATTCGTCCATGCGCATCACGCTGCACGGCCGCGGCGGCGAGGCGGATCAACTGTTCGAGATCGTGGCGGGGCCTGCGACGCTGGGCAACCGGGAAGCGGTCGAAGTCGTGTGCGTGAAATACACATAAGCACGGCAATGGTCAAGCGCAGATCCGCATCCTTTCTCGAGTCCGACTTCCTTTCGATGGAAAGCGACCTCGACGGCCTCGAGCTCAGCCTGGACAAGTTTGCGGCCGGCATTCAGGAGAAAGTCGTGATGTCCGGCGTCGCGCGCATGGCGCTCGTGATCTACGACGAGGTGCGCTACAACGCATCCGGCGTGCGCGCCACAGGCGAACCCGGATCGCCACCCCACGCGATATCGCACCTGCTGCAAAGCGCGGTGTATCGCATGTTCATCAAGGAAAAGTCCACCGAGACCGTCAAGACGTACATCGTCAGCGTGAACAAGGGTAAGGCGCCGCATTGGCACTTTGCGGAATACGGCACCTCGCGCCAGCCGGCCTATCCGTTTATCCGGCCCGCCTTCGACAAGATCGGCGGCGCCATCGAGGCCGGAAAGGCGCGCATGGCCGAGCGCCTCGCAGACGGCACGCTGGGGCTGCCGACATGAACGTCGAGCCGCTGCTATTCAACGCGCTGAAGGATCTGGTCGCCGGCCACTGCTATCGCGACGTGGCGCCGCTGAATGCAGCCAAGCCGTGCATCACGTTCCAGCAGGTGGGCGGCGAGGCCGTGAATTTTCTGCACAACGCCGATCCGGTAGGTATACGCAATGCGCGCGTGCAGGTGAACTGCTGGAGCGCGGCCAGCCGCGACGAGGCCACCGTGCTCGCGCACCAGGCCGAGGATGCGCTGCGCGCCTACACGGCGCTGCAGGTGACGGTGCTCGGGTCGGCGGTTTCGATCTACGAGCCGGAGACGTTTCTGTTCGGATCCATGCAGGACTTTTCGTGCTGGACCGACACTTGAATTTTCAACCGCCTTCGGGCGATCTCAACCGGCCGCTCGCGTTCTAAGCGGCTTTTTTTATGCCCAAATGAAGGAGAATTACCATGCCGGCAAAACTGCCTGACGGTGCAACACTCGCACTTGCCACCACCTACGGTGTCGCCAAAACCATGACCGGCATCAGCAACGCCAATCCCGGCATCGCTTCGCTGGCTGTCGGCCACGCCATCGCTTCAGGCGACTTCATCGAGGTCACCTCCGGCTGGTCGGCGCTGAACGAGCGCACCATGAAAGCCGGCGTGCCGGTCGCCGACGATGTCCCGCTCCTCGGCATGAACACGACCGACGTGATCCGGTTCCCGGTCGGAACCGGCGGCGGGACGGTGCGCGAAGTCACCGCGTGGACGCAAATCTCGCAGATCTTGAGCTTCGATACCGAGGGCGGCGATCCGACCTACGTCACCTACGAATTCCTCGAAGAGGATTTCCAGCGCACGCTGCCCTCCGTCTACACGGCGCAGACGATCAAGATCGGCGTTGCCGACGACGCATCGCTCGCGGGCTACATCGCGTTCAAGGCGGCGTCTGACGATCGCACGCTGCGTGCGCTGAAGCTGACGCTGCGCGATGGCTCGATCATCCTCTACACCGGCAT